AGCGTGAACTTTTGTCAAGACAAGACGGATCCTTTAGAATAACACAGTTTGCTTTAGCGGATGACGAAATTGATTATACGTTATATAATGAAAATCATCCTAATGGGTCAGCTTTTTATGGAGAAGCTATTGAAGCTTTACCCTTAATTGAAGCTATCCCTAATGAAAATAATACTATGATTTCAAAATTAACCACTTTACCTCGTGGAACTACTAAAATCCCAGTATTAAGTTTACAATCTAATAATATTACAGTAGGTAGATCAGCTAATTTTACTATTACACCTTCTACCCTTAATTTTGACACTACAACAGAATCTGCTTATTCATTTACTGTAGCAGATAGAAGATTAATCCAACAAGGAACTGCAACAGGAGTAGGTGACACTACAAGCCCAGCAACATCTAGACAAATCCCATTTACAGGTACAGCGCTGTCTCAAACATTTATTGGCACTACATTTACTGGAACTACTTTAGCGGGTAGTACATTATTTGGTAGTAATGCTGCACTCGCTACTTCAGTTATAGTAGTAGGTTTAGATACAGGTGCTAGATCTACTGTAACATTAACAGTAAATAAAAATTCAAGCGCAGGCACTACAGCAGCAGCTCAACCTAAATCTTCATTTTAATAATTAAAATAATATGGCAACTTATACACCTTTTACAGCTGGAGATACAGTAGATTCTATAGATAGAGTATTTGCTAGTGCTTGGTCAAATAATACTAATGAATTAACAACGGCCTTTTCTTCAAGCACTCAATATGTAACTACTTCACCAACATCTAGTGGTGCATTTTTTATGGAAATTTATGATAAAAATCCTGATAGCGACACAACAGCGGAAGTACAATATTCAATTGCTTATGGTAATAGATTAGGAAGTGGATCCGAAGATTTTAATGATAGTTCAGGAGCTGAAGGATTTAGTGCTGCTAAAGCGGTTTATAATCAATATAAAAGTTTAGTATTTGGTGGTGACGAAAATCAAAATTTTACTTTTGATGGTCATACTCCTGATGGTATTTACGTAATAAATGTTAATAGAGCTAGATACAAAAACTCTATTAGAATGGGTACCGGTTTTTCTTTTAAACTTTCAGGATCAACCCCTACTCCTAATCGTTTATTAGAATTAACTGATGATTCAGTAACAACTTCAGGTTCTGCAAATGCTATTAGAGCTGGAGTGGGTAGAGAATTCAATATTGTATCAGGGTCAAACGGTGTAAGAGTAGGAACAAGTAACACATATGTTACTGATAGCGGATCATATGGGTTTGTTTATCCTGATGCTGGATTTATAATTTTAAACCAAGATGCTTTAGATGCTACTGGTTCTGCCAATGGCCTTGAATTAAATACTAATGATGCCTCTGATACTAATGGTCAAAATTCTATCAAATTACAAAATGCCCTAACATTAGGAAATTCATTTATATTAGACTCTCAAGAAGATATAGCAAGTAAATTTTATTTTGTAAGAGTAAAAAACACAGAATTTAATTATACTACTAATGATTCATTTACCGAAAATGATGGTACTTTAAAATTTGATTCTATGATTGATAACCCACAAACCTATATTACAACTGTGGGTCTATATAATGATAATCAAGATTTATTAGCAGTAGCTAAACTAAGCCAACCATTGCCTAAAGATTTTACAAAAGAAGCCCTTATTAAGGTTAAACTTGACTATTAATGCCTGGCATATTTAAGAAATTAAGTGCGAATGACATAAAAATAACACCTTTTGAAGCCCATAAACAGTATAATTCTGTAAACTTGGCTTCAATAGGTGCGCAAACGGCATCTTTAGCTTGGAGTGGTAAAAATAAAAGCACCTTTAGTACAGGTAGTAGACAATACTATCAAATAGATAAACTTTATTATAGAAACTATATTCAAGAAAGAGCTAATAGACTTGAATTAAATGATGCTACCTACACTACCCAAGAACGTAGATTATATCAAAGTGCTAGTTTATTAAGTTTAAGCCAAAAAACTTTTGGTTCAGAAGTTCAACCAGAATCTTTTACGTTAAACATAACTAAAGGAGGAACTACCTATAACATAGCAGATGATGGATTTGGAAACCTATACGATACTGAAATAGGTAAAGATAATTTTCCTAATGAAGATAATAGAGTATTTTATTTAGCCCCTGTTAATGGTTTTAAAAGAGCCGATTTAACAATTGATTATGAAACAGGAAATGAATATGTAAATAATCCTTTTGTTGATGGTTATTCTAGAACCGTATACGATGATTCTTATTTTCAAAATGTAGTTACATTTGAAAAATGTAAATTTGATCTTAGTTTACACCCTCGCTTAGGCCATACAATAGGAAGACATGATGATGATGCTGATTTATCTAGAGTAATAATTGAAAACCGCCCATATTTAAATTTTAATGATGACGATTTTTGTGTTAGTTTTTATTATGCCCCAACCGCAAACACTAATACTCTTTCAACTAATTTAGCTGGGACCTCAACTAAAGCCTATATTTTAAGTAAAAGAGGTAGTGAAAGTACTACCCCACTAGGTAGTCAACCTGGTGGTAAATTTTCAACACGAGCTTCGGGTGCTTTAGATCTTAAAAACACACCCACAAATCCTGCTTTCCCATATGATATATATGTTAAGTTTGATAGTACAGCTAAAGGAATAATATATTTAGAAAGATTTGATGGAGATACATTAACCACTACTAGTGGTAGTTTTTATGAGTTTAGTACCGACTTTGGAAAACCCACCCATATTCTGCTTCAAAAAACAGGAAGCACACTCGAAGTATATAAAAATGGTCAATTATCTAATTCTAATCCAGATACAACTACTAAACCATGTCAAAATAATGCTGACGCAATAATATTTGACTTTAAAAATCCGGATGGTACTTATTATGATGGGCCTGATAGTTGGGGAAATGCATTTAAGCCATCTCAATTTCAAATTTGGAATCGTTCAATGAACGTAAATGAAATTACTATGATTTCACAATCAATTACAGGTACTTATCCTATAGGTAATTTATTTTATGATAATGGTTTTGCAACTTTAACTCATCCTAAATACATGAGTTTATTTGATGGTGGGACTTTAAATACTTTAAAATATAAAAACACTCATCTAATTACCGAAAATGAATATCAATGTACTATGACTGAAGATGAGTTTGAATTTACAACTAATCTTTCAGCTAGAAAAATACCATTTACACAAGAAGAAGAATTGGCTAATTTTGTAACAGGTTCTAATTTTAAACCATACGTTACAACTGTTGGGTTATATGATGATGACGGTAATTGTTTAGTAGTAGGAAAATTAGGACAACCAATTAAAGCAAGTAGTGAAACAGATACTACATTCGTTATAAGATTTGATACATGATAATACCAGAAAGTTATGAACAATTCCCAGAAGGCACATACGGATATGTTTACCAAACAACTCACATACCTTCAGGAAAAAAATACGTTGGCAAAAAAGCCTTAATTTACAATCAAAAGAAAAAAATTGGTAAACGCGAAGCCGCCCTATGGGAAGGTAAAGGTAGACCACCAGTTTATAAACAAGTTCAAAAAGAAAGCGATTGGAAAACCTATTATGGTTCTCACCAATTTATTAAAGATGAAATTAAAGAAGGAAATCAATCACATTTTGAGCGTATAATTTTGCAATTAGCTTATTCTAAAAAAGAATTAACTTATTTAGAAAATAAAGCGTTATTTAGTTTAGGTGTTTTAGAATCTGAAGATTACTTAAATGATAACATCGAAGGAAGATACTTTAAAAGGGATTTTGGCCTTTGACCTTTCTTTCATATATTTAAGGCATGAAGGAAGATCGCCTTATATATTTGCTAGAAAGTCTATTAGGAAAAAGCAAAAGCGCACGAGGAGGAGATGAGGCCGTATTTAGTTGCCCTAATTGTAACCACCACAAGAAAAAACTTACATTAAACAAGCTAACCCAAAAATACCAATGTTGGGTTTGTGGTTTTAAAGGTGCTAGAGCAATACAACTCCTTAAATTTATTAAAGCCCCATATACAGCGTTCCAAGAATTAAAAGAAATTGACGCACAGTATAATTTTAAAACTGTACACGTAGAAAAAACCAAAGACCAACTTCAATTACCTGAAGGATTTACTACACTACTTAAAGGTAAAGGTTTAGTTAGAGATAAAGCATATCACTACTTAAAATCACGAGGAATTACAGCACAAGACATAGTAAAGTACAACATTGGGTACATTGAAGAAGGTAAATTAGCTAATTTTATAATAATCCCAAGTTATGACAGACACGGAACCCTCAACTACTGGGTGGGTCGTTCGTTTGATCCACAAGCTTACCACAAACACAAGCTTCCGCCAACATCGAAAGATATTATTGGCTTTGACATGCTTTGTAACTTTAATATTCCTATTATCATTTGTGAAGGTGCCTTCTT